AGAAAAAATTACTGCACCTGCAAATGATAGAATACGTGCATTTTATCAGCCTACTTTAGGTATGCCAGGTTTGGATTACAGTTTACTACAATCCGGGATAGATTATCCTGGTGTTATAGTAGAAGGACCTTTGTATACAGATAACGGCGGTTTTGGACAAGGCGGATTTGATATTTCATCATTTGATGGACTGATATTAAATCCTGACGGTACAGTTAGCATCAGCGATTCGTTGTTAGATTCAGTAATAGAGTCAAAATATACTGATTCTTCATTAGGCTATAGACCTGACGATGTTATTGTTGACGGCGGTGGATATGTTGATACATATAGCAGTCACGCTCCGGAAGAACTAATACCAGGCAGGGTATATGATACGTTGGATATGAGAATTAGTACCATTGCCAGTAACGGTGACGGTATTGCCACTAGCTTTGTTATTACTTCTATTATCATTAACGATCCTGGATTGGGATACGGAAATGTAAGAGTATTGTTAGAAAATACCTATACCGCTAACCTTACTGCAGATGATACTAGAATACTATTCCCATTTGGTGGTAACACAATAACATCCGACGAAACTGATCTTTCCAGTGATGAGATTTCAACTACTACAGTTATAACAAACAATGCAACTGCAACGTTTGACGGAAACGGTAGTATTATCAGTATTACGCCAGACGATCCAACAGTTATCTATCATACAGCACCGACTGTTGTAATATTAGGAGCTAATACTAGCCCAGCAAACGCTACAGTTGTAATGACTGCTGCAAGTTTTGTTACTTTTGATTACAGAATATTCAAATCAATGAATGATGAATATCAGTATTTGAGAATACCAAAAACCAATAGCACAGCCAATTTAACTGCAGATTTAGGATTACTGGACACAGTTATTCAAGTAGACGATGTTACTAGACTGCCAATTCCATCAGTGGGATCGCAAGGACTTAGACCTGGCGTAGTGTTCATTAACGGTGAAAGAATAACCTACTGGACTGTGGATAATTCCACAAATACGCTCAGTAATATTCGAAGAGCAACTGCAGGCACTGGCGCAAATGTACATTTAGCTGGTTCGAGAATGATTGACGGCAGTGTATTCCAAGTAGTCCCGCAAAGTGCTCACACTTCTTATACTCCAGTGGCCAACAATACTGTTACGACTACTGCAGGCAAAACTTATACTTTAGCAGAAGGTCATACTTATCAGCAAAGTAAACTTTGGTTGAATACCAATTACGGAATAACTCCAACGGATGGCACAGGATTGTTTGAAAGCACACAAATACAAGCCGAATTCATCAAAGATAATTAAAATAAATACACTATAACCTAGGAAAATCAATGGCATATACAGATACATTTTTAGCAGATGCAAATTACCCAGCTGGCACAGTTGTGGTCTACGGCGGAGCTAACGAAGTTACTACCAGCAGTTTATTTGGTGATACTTCAGTTGCCGGTGTGATTGCATCTAGTGCAGGCACACAAGCCACAGTGGTATTAAAAGGCCGTACAACTATAATGGTTATGGGACCAGTCAATCAAGGCGATTTATTGGTAGTAGCGGATAATTCAGGACTAGCGAAAAGTCTCCAAACATATAACACATTGGCTCTTAGTTTTACTATTGATATGGCCAATAGTGTATTTGCTAAAAGTTTAGTAACTGATGCTGGTACTGGTGCCAGAATGATACCAGCAGTGGTTCTGTAAAACACCTTAAAACCCTGATAAATAAAAGATGGAATCAAACAAAGAACAACCTAACACCCAAAACCAGCAGACAACGAACGAATCTACTCGTCCAAATGAGTCTACTGGTATATATGTACGAGGATTCGTAAAGATCAGTGATCCTGAATCAGGTGAAGTTCTAGTAGAGACAAACGGATAAACTATGCTAGATAAAACAAATACAATAATTCAAGGGCACATTAAAATCACTGATCCCTCTACAGGTGAGGTTTTTATTGATAAAGATAATGCTATTCATTATGAAAATATGAGTGAAGCTCTTGCTCAGAGCTTGGCCAATAAAGGATTGGGCATTATTACAAATATGGCTTTTGGTAATGGAGCCACTGCAGTAGACGGTACTGGTATTATTACTTACTTGCCCACTAATACATTTGGGCAAACTGCTACATTATACAATCAAACTTACCAAAAAGTAGTTGATAATACCAGTGCGTTAAACACAGATCCTGCAAGAAATTACATACAAGTTCGACATACCCCTGGTTTAATTTATACTGATTTGTTTATCAGTTGTTATTTAGATTATGCAGAACCAACAGGGCAATCGGCATTTGATAACAGCAGTACAATGCAAGGCACTTATGTATTTGACGAATTAGGGTTGATCAGCAGTAGTGGCAGATTGTTGTCACACGTGGTTTTTCATCCAGTGCAAAAAGCATTGAACAGATTAATACAAGTAGATTACACAATCAGAATCCAAACACTGACCAACTTGAGCAGTAATTTGTAATGTGTAACTCAATAAATAAACAAAATGGACTAAAACAATGTCGTATACAATAAATTTAACCGATGGCACAACACTATCTACTATAGCAGATGGTACAGTTGATAACACTTCTACCAGTTTAGTACTGATTGGTAAAAACTTTTCCGGTTACGGACAATTTCTTAACGACAATCTAGTTCACTTACTAGAAAACAGCAGTGCAAGCACACAACCAGCTCCAGCTTTGGCGGGACAATTGTGGTGGGATAATATTAATAATAATCTTAATGTTTGTACAGATGGTGTACACTTCAAAACATTGGGCAGTACTACCAGCAGTAGTAGCCAACCATTGAATCCTGTAACTGGAAATGCGTGGTGGGATACTGTTAACAATCAACTTAATGTATGGAATGGTTCTTCGTGGGTTCTAGTAGGCCCAGCATTTACTACTACAAACGGAACAAGCGGTACAATTGTAACTACCATCGTAGATACACAAGTTCCTCCAGTTAGCCATACTGCAGTAGAATTATTTGTTGGTAATCAATTGGTTGCTATTTTTAGCGGTACACCAAATGTGTATACTCCAGCAACTCCTATTTCAGGTTTTTCAACCATTAAACCTGGTATTAATTTAATTGATCCAGGTGTATTACCTGGTTCTTCTTTTTATGGCACAGTTACTCGTGCAAGTGATGCAGACTTATTTGGCAATGTTGCACCAAGTCAGTATGCAAGAGTTGATCAAACAAACACATTCACACATCAAAATACTTTTTCAGCAAACGCCACTTTCAGTAGTCCAGTGATACTGAATGGTGGAGTAGTAGCCGGCGGTAGATTAGGCCCGTCTGGCTATGCGCTGACTAGTACAGGCACAGGTGTTACTTGGGCTAATGTATCCACAGGAGGTGGCGGCGGGCCTGGCGGAAGTGGTCCACAAGGCCCACAAGGCCCACAAGGCCCTTCAGGTCCTTCGGGTGCAGCTAGCACAGTAGCCGGACCATCTGGCCCAAGCGGCCCTCCTGGTCCCCAAGGAACGTATGTTGGTACCACTAGCCATGGTTATTGGCGGTTAAATAACGGTCTTTTAATCCAGTGGGGAAATATTAACACTGATGCAGATGGCCCACAAAATGAAACAGTTACTTTTCCTGTTGCATTTAATATAATTGTATCTGGGCTAGTAAGCCCGTACGCAGGACCTGGCGGAGTAGGGCAAGGCCCGTTTTACTTCAATAATTTCACTGGCACAGGGTGTACTATAAATACCACCGGTACTAAAGGTTTGGCATCTTGGCTAGTTATCGGCTATTAATTTAAGGAACAATTGTGACAATTTCATACTCTCCATCAACTAAAGGATTTTATAGTAGTGATATTAACTATATCAATCCAATCCCCAACGATACTATAGCAATATCCGACGAACTCCATCTAGAATTACTAGTTGGTATGGCAACATATGGCAATGCTATTGTAGTAGCCAATGGAGTCGTTAGTTTAAGTCCAGTAATTGTTAGCAACGATGCATTGGCAGCAAAAGCTAGATCTAAACGTAATCAATTGATATCACAAACAGATTGGACACAAGCAGGTGATGTGCCAGAAGCTATAAAAACTAAATGGGCTGCCTATCGTCAAGCACTTCGTGATATTCCGCAACAAGCAGGATTTCCAAATAACATAACTTGGCCTACGAGCCCTTAATATCTTACTATGGCATATACACTAAAATTAGCAAATGGATCAGTATTGACTGTAGTTGCAAACGGTACTATCAATACTACTGCAACTACTTTGCCAATGATAGGACAAAATTACACAGGTGATTTTGGTTCTATTATTGATGAAAATTTTATTCATCTATTAGAAAATTTTAGTAGTAATGCTGCACCAGCCAATCCATTAACTGGGCAAATTTGGTTTAACAGTAGCACAAAACAACTTAATGTGTATTACAGTGGAAGCTGGCACACAACTGGTAATACCGGCGGTAATACTGGCCCAGACGGGACCGGTATACAAGGTGCTCAAGGCCCAACTGGTGCTCAAGGCCCAACTGGACCAACTGGACCCAGTGGACTTAAAGGACCGCAAGGTCCAGCTGGTTTATCTGGGCCACAAGGTCCACAAGGTCCAAGCGGACTCAGAGGACCACAAGGTCCAGGTGGCACAGGTCCTACAGGTCCGTCAGGCCCATCTGGTCTAGCAGGAACAACTGGGCCACAAGGTCCACAAGGACCGCAAGGATCACCTGGGCCGTCTTCATATGTCTATAGTGTAAAAAGTTATGGTGCAGCAGGCAACGGGACCACCGATGATACTCTTGCCATTCAAAGTGCAATTAATGCTGCACAAGTAACTGGCGGAACAGTATTTTTTCCTGCAGGCACATACAAGATAACCAGTGCATTAAATTTAATAGTCCCTTCATTAGGGTATTATGGCGGAGCTACTCCAGCACACGGGGTCAGAGTTCACTTGTTAGGTGAAGGCCCAGGAGCGTCTACGATTTATCAAGCGACTCGAACTGCCACTGGTCTAAATGTTTTCCCTAGCTCTTCTACAGATTTTGGCGTTGGTGTTGTTATATCTGGATTAACTTTGTCGGGCGGGGGCGCAAGTACTGGCTCAATACCAAGTACCGGTGCTGGTTTGGTCCTAAAGAGCTTATGGTCAGTATCTGTTCGAGATTGTGAATTTATAAGTTGGAATCAAGCTATTGTCGGAACAAACTTAATAAGTTCCAAATTTGACCGCAATATTATATCATTTAATCAAATGGGATTTAATATTTCTCCCTCAACTGTATCTGGCACTGCAGTGGCTGAATCAAATGCTATAGAGTTTAATTCTTGTACAGTTTCAAATAATCTTACTTATGGCGGATGGGTAACCGGTGCCGGTACATTTAATTTTATCGGCGGCAGTATTGAAGGCAATGGTCCTCCAACAAGTCTTGGTGCTGGTTGGGGATTGAGAATTAGTAATTCCGGCGGCAATGGTGCAGCAGGATCTGGAGTTGGTTTTGCACTTCACGGTATTTACTTTGAAGGTAATGGCGGAATAGCAGCGTTATGGGTAGATCAAACTGTAAATAGACCAGGTATTTCTGCAACTATTACTGGATGCGATTTCCATCATTTGGCAAATGCATACGCAACAAGTCTGTTGTTTTTGCAAGCATCAGTCGACTCTTACGCATTTCCAATAGCAATAATAGGAACAGGGTTTGCCACTACAATCGGTGGATATACTCCTACATCATCAAGACCTGCAATTAACAATTACAATCAGGCATTTCCATTGTCATTAGTTGCTTGTAATTTTGGCAGTAGTGTAGATCAATATAATCTAGGCAACGGTAATAGATTTGAAGATGGTGCAGAAATTGTAACCCATAGAAATTCTGCAGGTGCACAAGTTGGTGGAGCAGTATTAAGAGTCGGCAATCCGGTAACCGGGCAAGAAACAGGGTGGGTTGGTAATCCAAATGCAGGCGATCTAGTAGGTGTTTACTCATATATGGTAGGCGATTCTACCCATACAAGAGTATGGAGTATGAATCCTATTGTCGATTCTGCGAACGGTGCAACATCTTGGGTATTAGAAGGAGATATGAATTCTACTGTCAATGCTCCTGATCCTAGAACAGTAGGACATAATTTAGGTGTTGATATGATGTCCGGCGGTTCTGCAGCTCCTAGTGCAGCATTTTTAGCTGGATCTACTTCGACGTCGAATCGTTGGAAGCACGGTATGTGGTTCGACGGAGTGGGCGGACAAACTGGTTCTACACTAATAAAAGCAGCCAATACCACTTCAGGTGTTACTGTAGATTATGGATTAGATCTAAGTCTTGCTAACATAAATTATCAAGGTGTACGTGTGGGAGCAACTTCTCCAGTACAAAATACACCGGTTGGACTAAGACAATTTGGTAATCAGCCTGGATACGATACACTATTTTTACAAAGATCCTCAGACTCTTCTCCTGTAGGATACTATGTTAGGGGTGTAAATGCTGCTAACAGTCAAACAGTATTTGCAATTAGTACAAATGGTACCATTACTGCATCTACTGCACAATTTACTGGTAATACTGCAACAAATGTATTGATAGTTAATACCAATGCTACAATTGGTAGTTCTTTAACATTGAGCGGTAGTTTGTCAGCAAACGGTTCTATAGGTGCAAACGGACAAGTATTAACTTCTACGGGCACAGGAGTCCAATGGACTACACCGTCAGGCGGCGGCAGTAGTTTCAATGGCGGGTATGTAACTAACCCTATTACACTTATAACCGGCGCAACATTGGGATTGAGTGTTGTTGGTAATGTTGGTGTTAGCGGAAATTTACAAATATCTGGAGCAATCAATGCCGGCGGCGGGTACGGCACAAGCGGACAAGTATTAACTTCTACGGGTACAGGAGTCCAATGGACTACACCTGCCACCGGAACTGTTAGCCTTGGCGGTAGTGATTTAGATTTTGGAGATATCAATAGCTCAAATCCTGTTGATATTGATTTTGGAAACATATAAATATAAAATATACTCGAGAATACAGCAATGGCATTAAAATTTAGAAAAGGCACTGCTTCACAAATAGCTAACGTAACCCCTGCGTTAGGTGAACCGGTCTGGGCGACAGACACTTATACACTCTATATGGGTGACGGAACCACGGCGGGCGGTCACGCAATATCAGGAACACAAGGCCCGCAAGGCGCACAAGGTCCTACTGGACTTAGAGGACCGCAAGGACCATCGGGTGCGTCCGGCCCAAGCGGACCATCGGGTGCATCTGGTCCACAAGGACCAAGCGGACCATCAGGCGTATCTGGACCACAAGGACCAAGCGGACCATCGGGTGCGTCTGGCCCACAAGGACCAAGCGGACCATCGGGAGTATCTGGACCACAAGGACCAAGCGGACCAAGCGGTCCTACTTTTAATGGCGGAATTGTAACATCTGCCATTACTATTATATCTGGCGCAGCACTAGGATTAAGTGTTGTTGGTAATATTGGTGTTAGCGGAAACCTACAAGTATCTGGCGCACTCAAAGCAGGTAGTAATTATGGTACAAGTGGACAAGTATTAACTTCTACAGGTACCGGAGTGCAATGGTCTTGCTCTTCTGGCGGCGGTGGGTCTGGGGCACAAGGACCACAAGGACCGCAAGGACCGTCAGGCCCAAGCGGTGGCGGCTCATTCTCAGGCGGTTATATAGCTAATGCAACTACTATTTTAAGTAGTGCACCTGTTGCATTATCAGTAGTGGGCGGTGGTCAATTTGGCGGTAACTTAGGTATCGGCGGCGGAATAAGAGATAATAGTTTCTCATATGGCACAAGTGGACAAGTACTATCTTCTACAGGCACTGGAGTCCAGTGGACTACGGCATCAGGTGGTTCTGGGATATCAGGATTACATTGTGATACGTGTCCAAGACTTGGCGGGAATCTGAATTTATTTAATCATAGTATTGGTGGTACTGGTAACGTACAAGTCTATGGTGGCATAAGCGGTCTTACTGTCACTTCTTTTGGGGATGCGTCAGTATTTGGAAATCTGTCAGTATATGGTAATATTGCAATATTTAATAATAGAGGCATAATCGATAACAATTATTCGCTTGGCACAAGTGGACAAGTACTATCTTCTACAGGAACTGGAATACAATGGATTACAGCGTCAGGTGGCGGCGGTGGGTCCGGCATAACATCAGTTTCACAAGATACCAATCCTTCATTGGGCGGCAGTTTAAGTTTGAACAACCACAATATCACTGGTACAGGCGGAATTAGTATAACTGGTACAGTTACTGCTACTCAAGCTAATATCGGCGGAAATGCAGTAGTAACTTCTAGCCAAACTAGAAACATATTTGTAAGTAGTTCAGCACCATCATCGGGGCAAGGTGCTATTGGCGATATTTGGATTAAATATAGTTAAAAATGAGTGATACCATTCAATCAATCCAAGCCAATGTAAATTCTTACTTAACTGTATACGGCACTGATCCCAACTATACTCACGTTGCAGATGCAGGGATGACCCCTCCGCAGATCTCAACTGCGTATAATATGCCAGCTAGCAATGGCGCTGGTGTAAAAGTTGGTGTTATTAGTTTGGGTGGTGGATTTTTACAAAGTGATCTTAATAGTTCGTTATCGGACATAGGCTTGACTGCTCCTACCATACGAAAAGTTTTACTCGATGGAGCATCTGGTGTTTTTAATCCATCAGATAACGGCAGCGGAGAAAATACTTTAGATTTATATTGCGTGGCAGGATTAGTTCCATCAGCTAATATTTCAATTTATATATCAGGCGGAATTCTTCCAAGTTTATTTGCAGATCCAGTATATGCAGCAAGTTATAATGCTGCGCATCCAACAGGATTTGCAAATGCAGTCCAAAGAGCGATCGACGATAATGTTGATGTTATTAGTATTAGTTGGGGGTATGCTGAAAAGTTAGTTCAAAGCGGGACTTCATATTATTTAGGTGATTTTCTTGCTAATACTTTTGCCAACGCAGCCGCAAAAGGCATAACCGTTGTTGTAGCATCAGGCGACAACGGATCGGAGCCAACTACCGGTACTCCTTTAACAGAAGTGCAATACCCTGGCTCAAGCCCTAACATAATAAGTGTAGGCGGAACGCATTTATCTTTTGGTACAGGAAATGTACGTGCAAGTGAAGTACCAGAATCTCATGCAGTTGATCCTGGATTTCCAACTACTTGGGGCGGTGGTGGTGGATTGAGTACTTATGTACCAGTGCCAAGTTGGCAGTCAGGTCTTACTTATAGAACTTATCAAGCATCTACAAATACAACAGGTAGTCCTACTTCACTAACATACAGAGGTGTGCCTGACATAGCTGGTCCCATGAATGCCTATGGATTGTATATGAATGGTTCTATCGGCGGATTTGGTGGTACCAGTGCAGCCGCACCAATGATGGCTGGTATGATAGCACGTTATGTAGCATTAACAGGCAAACGACCAACACAACCATTGGGACCGTTATTTTACGGTAATACCACTGCTTTCTACGATATTACAACAGGTAACAATGATACAAATGTAAGTATTATTGGTTATGCATCTACTGTAGGATGGGATCCGGTAACCGGATTGGGTGCACCTTACAGTGATTTAGTGTATAATATATATTCCAATGCAATAGGTAGTAGCGGTAATGTTGTTTCCACTGGTTCTAATATACGTGTCAAAACAGATGCAACTACGTGGGCTAATGTTACTGCAGTATATGTTAAAACAGATGCAACTACTTGGAGACCTGCTAACATAAGTACAAAAACTAATTCAACTACTTGGCAAGGAATTTTTTAAGGAGATTCTAAAATGACTGAACAGAAAAAATCAACTAATCCATTTATTAATATGGCCAATGCAGCCAAAGCAGCTGCAGCGCAACCAAAAGTTCCAGGTTCAAAAACATCAGCAGTACAGGCTGCAAAATTCAAACCACAAGTACAAATGAATAGACCGACAAAACGTGCTGCGGGACGTGGCGGTTAATTCTTACTAGTATTTCCCCACTTTAGGGCCCAGTAAGTAGCAAGATCGGGCTCTAAATTAGCAGTAATATGTACTCGATACCCATATGTTCTATGGTCGAGACTTACAGTCCATTGGGGATCGGGTCGACTATTTTCCATAATCCATCGACCTGCATCAGTTTGTTGCCATTGCCAAACTGGCTCAGCAGCATAAATCTCAGGATCTTCACAGTCAGACATAGTAAAACTGTGCACAACTAATTTTGTCATACTGCCATTGGTGCGTGTATTGCACTGTGAGATTGATAATTATCCAGTCGGATATCACTCATAGTAAACTTATCGATATCAGTAATATCAGGATTTAACCAAAGTTGTGGCGCAGGCAAGGGTTCACGCTTCAATTGTTCTTTTGCCTGATCTACATGGTTTAGGTATATGTGTGCGTCGCCTAGTACGTGAACGAACTCTCCTACCTGTAATTCGCACACTTGAGCTATCAGATGCGTAAGCAAGGAATAGCTGGCAATATTGAAAGGTACACCTAAAACCATATCACAACTTCTTTGATACATTTGGCAACTTAGTCGGCCATCTGTAACAGAGAACTGCGCAAATACGTGGCAAGGAGGTAATGCCATTTGATCTAACTCTCCAGGATTCCACGCACTTAATATATGTCTGCGTCCGTTGGGATCGCTTTTAATTCCTTCGATTAACTGTACAAGTTGATCTATTTCATAACGATCTGCGGCAACACGGGTACCTCCTAAATGAGCAGGGCCCATATCTTTTTGTTCTGTATATTTCCTCCAGTGCCTCCACTGTACTCCGTATATACGACCTAAGTCTCCATCATAATTGGCTCGAGGTTGCCAATATGGTGCTGTGGCATTGGCAGTCCAGATGGTGTCTTTCACTGAGTTTCTATCCCCGTGTAAGATTTCCCGTAGGCGTCGTTCGTCCCCTGAACCTTCAATAAACCACAACAACTCTGATACAACACTACGCCACGCTAGTTTTTTAGTAGTAACTGCAGGAAAGCTTTGACTGAGATCATAGCGTTGTTGCATACCGAATAAACTAATAGTTCCTGTTCCGGTTCTATCCGATTTAGTCGTGCCTTGGGTTAATACTTGCTCTAGCGCAGTTAAATATTGTTGCATAATTTAATATGAATTAAAAGGATTGATGTTTTTGTAAGTAGTCCAGTTACACTTCCTATCAGTACTAGGAGCTGCACCTGTTGCTCTGAATAAGCTCAAATACTTTCTCAAGTCAATTTGAACATCTACTCTACATTGAGTTTTGAAATGCGTAATATGTGCTTCTTGCACAATATCTTTTGTGGCCATTAAAATATCTGGCCCACCTATAATCCAAACAGTCTTGGTGGGATTTTCTGCTTGTATATTTTTAACACGTTCAGCTATGTCACCTCGAATTGTTTTTACACCGTGACCAAATAAAGGCCTATTGGTAACTACGTAAGTAGTCCTGTCGGCCAACGGCTTAGGCATCTTGGGATCATCCCAGGTCTTACGACCCATTATGACTATATGTCCCTGTGTTTGTTCTTTGAAGTATTGTAAATCTTCGGAATGACTGGGCCACGGTAGTGTACCGTTAAAGCCCATTCCACCCCAATAATCTACAGCAAAAATTGCCTTGATCATAATTTTGATAATATTCTATCTGTCTCTGGTTGTACTGTACGCTCTACTAGATCAATATCCACAAAAAAGTCAACGTTGTCGATGTACATATCTAAATCAGTAAGTCTGGATTGTACGTGATCTTCTACTTCTGTAGGATCCGCTCCTTCGCTTAATAATTTTTTAATATCTACAGTAATAATAGTTCCGTCTTTAAGATACACCATTAGTTTTTCTAATACGTGTATTGGTACTTCTTGTTTGTCAACGTCCTTAAGAATATTTTTCCAAGTTGTCTTTGGATTAAGCGTCAGCTTTTTCGACTTTGGTTTTTTTGGTTTTTCTTGTGCCATTTTCTTTTTTAGTACCAGTTAGTGCAGTTGCTTCTTTCTGCAAACGATCTGCTTCGGCTAGTAAAGCCTTGGCATCTGCCGTCATTTTTTGAGCCTGTGCTAATCTTTGTTGAGCTAGCTGTTCATCTGTTAACACTTCAGTCAAATCAACCGGTGTGTTTGGTACTACTGCAGGTTGGCTGCGACTTTCGCGAGGCACTCGAACTTCACCTGGAGTACGACCTTCTTGAACTCTACGTTTGCCAGTCATCCCGGCAGCATTGTCCAAATCGGCCATTTCTTTAACGGCTTCTTCGCCCGCAGACATCTTGTCAAGGATGCTGTTAAGTTCGTCTAATCTAACAGTACTCTTTACATTTGGTGTAACGATAACTTGGTTAGTTGGGACTTTCTTAATCATTTGTTCTTTGTGTAGAGTTTCCAATGCGTTGTTGCCATCGCTTAGTGTGACTCTGAACAAATAATCACTGAACTCTTTGGCTTGTTGGCCGCTTTCAGATTCCAAAGCAGTCATGATATCATCATGGATATGACGTGGAAGTGTGTCAGGATAAATGACCAAGCACATATGTGGTTCGCCTGGAACGGTTCTGAATAATAGAATACATTTTTTGTTGTTGTGTTTACCTACGTGTTTGATCATGATATTATCCTTGAATTGCTTATTGTGGTGCTACTGTGCTATCTGCTACAGGTGCTGCATCTACAGGAACATCCGAGGTAGTTTCTGGTGCAGTTTCTTCAGTTGCTTCTTGTGTAGCTTCAGGAGCTCCAACTGCGCCGACGCTTACTAAGAAGTTAAAAATTCTTTCATAAGAACCGCCAATGCTAGAAAAATCGCCTGGTTGATATGCACCACGTTGAGAAGCCAATTGAATTGCTTGAAGTGCTACTACCATATCATTGATAGGTAATTGAATTTGGGTTTGTGCAGGTGCAGCTTCTGCTGTATCTGGTGTTGTTTGGATATCGTCTGACATTATATATACTCCATTAATTAATGTACAAATATTTACTCTATTTTGTCAGGTACGAAATTTTTTATTCCCACTTGTTGATTTGGTCTAATAATAAACTAAAATAAGACGCTTCACTGTGAACTTCAAAGGCCGCACACTTGTGCATTTCTGCTGTTTTACCGGAAGAATTATAAATGTCACCTAACCAAAATCGACCTTCTAAGTTTTCGTATATCCAGTCTTTGATATGTTTTTCTGTAGTGCTGATATTAAACGGTACTTGAGAAAAATGGGGAGGGAGATGGTCGACCTCCCTTAACCCAAACACATTTAACGGATTGATTTCTCCGTGTTTAAGCATTATGCTTTGGCCTTTTCTTTTGCTTGTTCATAAATTGCCCAAACACCAAATGGTGGCTCAGCTCGCTCGTTGCCTTTGATAACAAATACTGTGTCACAGTAGTCTGGGTCACCCCACGAACCAAATGGGCATCCGTCTGTAAACATAATAAACTTCTTAGGCTCAATTTGATTTTCTTTCATATAAACCCAATTGACTTCAAAGTCTGTACCGCCCCCACCTTGGGGTTCGTAAGTCAAAATGTCCGTTAGCGTATCGCTAGTATATGTTTTATGATTGTATACACTTGTGTCGAAACTCCACACTTGTATTTTATACTCATCATATGCTTCCATAATACCTTTGATCTCAGTCATAAATGCTTTGATATCGTCCTCGCCGATACTGCCCGAAGTATCAATAGCAATACACACATCAATTTGTGTACCGGGTTTCATACCAGGCATAATAGCATCCATATGCCAACTGCGACGATTGGGACGCATCCAGCTGAAGTCATCTTTAACTGTACTTTGAATCTGTTGCTCTAACAGTTCACGCCAGTCGACAACAGGAGCAGTTAGATCCTTAATAAGGCGTTTTACACCTGACGGCAAGTTACTTGCCCCTGTAGCCTGTGCGGCTTGTAATACTGCTTCACGAATCTCGTCTCTGACGGCCTGGCGGTCTGCAGCACTCAAACGTGGACGATCGTTACCATCACCGTCACCCTCACCTTCGCCTTCTCCATCATCACCGTCCATATGTTCGTCTAGCAATTGGTCCATTAGTGCGCCGATGTCGATTTTTTCTGCCTTGTCGTATAAGTCATCATAGACTTCTTCAGCACTCCAACCTTTGTATTTTGGATCATACAAGCAAGGAGTAATTTTGTCGCCAATTCTTTGTTCAAGCAAATCTGCATTAACACAATAGTCTGCGGCACAATTAAACAATCGACGATCTCTGTGATCACCGTTACGGCCCATATGATCATAAACATTGTGCAACACTTCGTGACCAAATAAGAATTCTACTTCTTTAGGTTTGAGACCATTGATAAATTCTGTATTGTAATAAAACTTGCGACCGTCGGTAGCAGCAGTATCACACCAAGCGTCTGCATTAATCAATTCCAAACGAGTTGCCAAGTTACCAAAGAATGGTGCTCTGAGCAAAAGTCCAATTCGAGCAGTAACCAATTTTTCACGAATCAAACGATCCAATGCGGGATCTGTAGTTTCTTTGATACGGGATTTTTTAGTTTTTTCGTTACTGGTTGTTTGAGTTGCCATAATTTCTGCTCCTTAAAATACAATTATAACAGGGAATTGAATTACCATCAACCCCATTTTAGTGTAAAAAGCGACACTTCTGCTTCTGTAGCCAAATATAATCTTGGGAAAGTGCCTACAATGCGCTCATCTGTGATCCATCCCCATCGAGGAGCAACACCGTGTACCACTCGATAATTAGTGGCCCAATTTCTTTCACAACCTGGTCCAAATGTTTCTTGACACCAGTTTCTCCAATTTATGAATTCTTGTATTCGAATTTCACGGGCACTTAAAGTAGGAGAGGAATTAACATAGTGTGAAAACCACGTTTTTCCGGAATGCCTGCCATCTAATTTATTTAATTGCATAATAAAATCGAGGACTTACGAGAGAGAAAGGAGGAGGAAAACTCTCTGCCCCAATAACTTTTACTTTTGGCTTGCCGCCACAATGTACTTACCGAAACGCTTGTGGAACTCATCAAAGTGT